GTTGCTTGATCTGCGTCTAGAACTGCTAGGCAATCTTCATGGCTTGCAGGCTGCTGCCTGCCGCAAGGAGTTGCTCATGATCCGTCAAGCATTGCAAGACCAACAATGATCCGCGTTCAACTTGACCAGCAGCGCGCCGACATGCTTGACGCGCTTTATGCCTCCAGCGGCCGCATCTGCGGCACCTACACCGGGTTGTGGGATGAGTTCTGCCGCGACATCGCCGCCAACTGCAGGGACACCTCCTACCCAGAACTTCACGCTGCCTGCGTGACGGCTATCGGTGGCACTGAAAGCATTCTTGCCGAGAAACACGCTCAGCAGTGCATTGCCGTCTGTCGTCGATATGTGCTCGGGAGGTGGGCGTGATCCATTCGGAGTTCTTGGCGCAGTTGCGGCGCCGTTACCGCCCCGAGCTGCTGCTGGTACTGGTGCAGCTCGAGCAGCTTTCCCCAGCGTTTTGGCCTGACCTATCCAATCTGGCTGAGCAGCTTGGCACCGATCGCGCCACGCTCAACCGTTCGCTGCGAAAGCTCGAGGATCAACATCTTCTGCGCCGTATCAGCGTCGGCAACGGTGGCGGGACCTGGGTCTGGTGGGTGGCGCGCCAGCACGATGAACAGCCGCCTATAGATGCCGAGCCTGCATGGGTGTTGCGTGATCTGCGAACGCGAATGCCGCATCGCGTGACTGTCACCCAGCGATGGGACTGGGCACGCCGTCACGGCATCCCACGCGGCACGATGCGCAACTTTTTAACAGGTGGCCAGCTTGTAATGCGTGAGCGCTGGCAGCTGGTCTCCACCCCATATGACGAGCTGACGGCATGAACGATCCAGTGAATCATCCTGAGCACTACACCGCCGGCCGCTTTGAAGCAATCGACGTGATCGAGGATGCGGTGCAGCACGCGCCCGATCCGATACTGGGCGCGCTGCAATGGCAGGCGCTCAAGTATCTTTTGCGCATGTGGGGCAAGGGTAACCCTGCTCAAGATGCCGCAAAGGCCCAGTGGTATCTCACCCGGTTACTTGCCAAACTAGAGCCATGATCCTCCCCAACCTATCACTGCTGGATCGCCTAGCGATTTGGGTGTTGCACCACAGCCCACGGGTGAGCCTGCTGGTGGTGAAAGATAAGTTTTGGCCAGACGTGTTTTTTGCTGCCGATCAAACTGATCCGATTGCGCGCGCTGTGTTTGAGCGCAGCATGGAGCAGGAGCAAGATCCACTCAGCATGGTGTTTGAGCGTATTTATCACCAGCCAGCGCACGGCGAAGACGAATGATCTCCTTGCACGCTGGCCGCCTGCTTTTAATTTGCGAGCGGTCGAGCCAGACGTGGCACGCGCACATCACAATCGGGCCAAAGCCTGAGCACCATCTGGTGGTTGACACCGGCACGGTTGACCTGCGCCAGGCAATGGAGCGCGGCCACTGGCACTATGCGGCATTCAAGGCTAAGGCGCGGCCGGTGGAGCCCGATGCCAAGGTGATGTGTTGGGATTGCATCCACTGGACACCTGGCGGCCGCGGCCGGTGTGAGATTGACATCCCCGAGTGCCGCCAAACTGGGGGAAGATTTGCCCCTAACTGCGCGGTATTTACGCCATGTCGCCGCTGAGCCATTGGACGATTGCCCACTCACGCTCAGCTGACCAGAACGGCTGCTGACGATACCAGTCCACCCAATGCTTGTGGCCTTTCTGGCTGTTGCACATCAGGCAGCAGCTGACGAGGTTGGTGCGGTGATGGATGCCGCCAAGTGCTTTGGGCACTACATGGTCAAGGGTGGGGCTGCGGTTTAGCTCGTCGCCGCAGTAAGCGCACTGGTAGTTCCATGAAAGGTGGATCTGATCGCGCGCAGACTTGCGAGTGACTAGCTGCGTTTCCTCAATCCGGTGTTCCATCGTCCTGGCCAGGCAACAGGAAAGCGGAAACGTCGAGGTCCACTATGTCGTCATCGCTGGGCATGAACTCGGCCAGTTGGCTGTAAATGTTGGCCGGCAGATCTTCGGGCTCGGTGTCGGAGCGGACGATCAGCTTGGCGTTGATCTCGACCAGGTAAGCCCGCATGGCCAGAAGCCCGCCTGAACCAACGGTAACAAGTGAGACTGGATCGGCTCCTGTTACGGATTGTCAACTGGCCGCCTGATTGGCGGAAGGTGCGCTGCGGGCGGTGTATAGTTACTGCATCAACCGCACCGGACCGATGACCGCTACCCGCCACCTCGCCATCGTCAAGGCCCTGAACCTCGCTCTTACCGAAACCGGCTGCACCAAAGAGCAAGCCATCTCGATGGTGATCACCAGCCTTGTCGAAGCTGGCATCTCGATCCAAAAAGCCACCGATGCAGTAGTCGGTCCCGGCACCTACCAGCAGATTTCTGACACCTGCTGGGAGCTGTGCCAGGCCGCCTAAGACCCCTTGGCCCGCCGGAGCCCATCCGGCACACATTCCTACCGCATTGCCAGTTATGAAGTTGCGAACCGTTAAAGCCGTCCGTGTTGAACTCGAAGCCCGCGGCGGCTGGCTCGAAACCATCCGGGACGCCGAACTCCCCGAGTATGCACCGCACCTTTCAAGCGAAGAGCAGGGTTGGGAGCACGGCATTTGGGTCAAAAATGAATTGCTGTCTTGGGCATCAACCCATCTGACCCATGCCCAAACTCGACCCCGAATATGACCACATCCCGGACGATCTGCCCGAGGATGACGACGACGACGACCACCCCAGCCTCACCGCTGCCGAACGCAACCCCAACCTGAAATGACTTACATCCTTGATCTTGGCCCCTGGCACGTTGGCCCCTTCACCACTCACCTTGCTGCGCAGCATTGGGCCGAGATCCACGGCGTCGATGACTACCGCATGATCCCAATGGATGATCCGGCCGAAGCGCCGGCGCGCATCTATCGGATGCGCGAATTAGCCTCGGCTGGCAGTCACACCTAGGTCCCCGTTATACCTTCCAGTTTCGCGGTAGGTGCGCTCAGGCGTGCCGCTGATCAAGTGGAATACCATCTGCCCGATCTTCATGCCAGGCCATAGCGCGATGTTGTGGAAGCGGCGGCTGTTGTGTAGCTCCAGCGTTAGCCGGCTGCCATGCCACCCTGGATCGCAATAACCGGCCATCAGGTGCTCCAGCCCTTCACGGGCACGGCTGGACTTAAGCACGAACTGCGCCGCGATATGGTCGGGCAGGTTGAAGATCTCCTGCGTCTCGGCTAAGCAAAACTCACCCGGCGTCATCCAGTACGGATCGGCCTGCGTGTGGTGACCGATGCCGATGATTTGCAGTTCGGGGTGCTCGGGCACCTCGATCATCAACCGATCGCCCAGCAGCACATCGAGGCTGGCGGGGTTTTGGAGATCGGGGTTGTATGGCACCACCATCGCCGCCTGGCGACAGAGACGGGCGATCTCGTGGTCGGGGATGATCATGCGGTGGTGTTATCCGGCCTGGACCAGTATTGCCCAGCCGCCGGTGTTATTTACACGCCACCGCGGCATCCAGTTCTTGCGGCTGTAGATGATGCCCTCTCCGCCCTTGGCGCTGACGTAGCCGCCTTGCATCATGTCGGCCTCGCCGTATGGATCGTTATGTATAAATGCCTCGGGCGTCATGCCCACGATCACTGACCAATGCCCACCTCCAGACGGCGCCGACGCCGGCCCGTGGTGAAGCCAGCCCACCGCAACCGGCCGGCCGGCGCGCAGCTCGCGTTCAATCATGGCCGCATCGCATGACTGCGTGAACGTCGCCTTCAAACCAAGCAAGTGCAGCGCCTTCACCTGCGCCTGCGAGTCGGTGGTGTCGCCAAACCTGGCGCGGATCTTGTTGTAGGCGTCGTCGCTTGCAACCTTGCCGTAGAACCGCGCGATCATTGCGCAGCTGCTTGAGAAACACTCCCGGTTGCCCTGGCCGCTAGCGTTGTCGCGCTGGTACTCGTAGGGCACCTTCAGCCGCACCATGCCGGCCGGCTGGCCCTGCTGCGGCTGTGTGCCAGCCCATAGATTGCCCTCAGCTTCGCGGCGCCGCTTCAGTCCGGCCTCGACGTTGGTGCCCGGATTGCGGTAGAGCAGCAAGGCAGCGGGCACGGCAGCCCAGTTCTTCGCACGCAACTCCCGGCTGATGGTTTCAAAACCCGACGTGCCATAAAAGCCGCTGCCGAGGTTGTAGGCAAAGGAGATCAGCGCGCACTTCTGGTGATCGGCCATCTCGCCCCATGCGGGGATTGAGGTGCGCAGCTTTTCAGCAATGCGGTCTACCTCCTGGCGGAGCATCATGTCCGCCTCGATGGCGTTGATCCTGTCGCCCTGCTTGACCTTGCGGCCGTCGGGGTAGCGGGTTGTTCCGTAGCCGATTGTTGCCACGTCCCAGCCGTGCAGCGGGTCAGGGTAGGCATCAAGATCGGAGTTCTCAAATTGCTTGATGATCTTGAGCGCCGCTGCTAGGTCGGATTGCTTGCCGTCTTGACTCCATGTTTGAAACCATGCCCGATCGCGGCGCATGGCAACGCCATAACCGTTCACCGCTAGATCCTGCTCCAGCAGCTGGATAGCAGCGGCTTGGTGTGGCTCGTTTCGATAGAAACGAAACAACTGCTCGAGCGTGATCGGTGCGGCGTTAGCCATCAGTCAGCGATTTTTGGGGAACATTATGCGACCAGCCTGCAGCAGAAGCTGCAGCCAGCTGTTGGACTTCAGCGGGCTGATAGCGATGATCTCGCTGCCGGCAGCGATGACGATGGCAATGATGGCGGCGGTTTCAACAGACACGGCGTTGATGTGTATGTGCTTCTAGGTTACTTGCGGATCTCAAGCTGGCGGACCCGCTTGTCAAGATCGGACAGCTGAACCTTGTAGTCGTTCTTCAGCTCGTTTACGGCCGCAGCCATCTGTGTGAGCGTGGCCTCAATGCGTGCCGATTGGATTTGCATATTGATCAGCAAGGCGCCGATTGCGAACAGGCCAGCGGCGATCGCGGCCGGGAGGGAAGCCACGAAGACGCCGCCGACTGATTCAGGCTCATCCGTCATCGGCTGATCCGGTGCTGATCCCATTGTAACGAGCAAGGGCCCGCCTAAGTTTCCTGATAGATGAAGGTACTGTCCTCGTACATCAAGGCATCGGAGTCCTCGGTGAGGATCCACTCAGTTGCCTCTGGTGCTGCGGCGCCACCGCTCAAGCTGCTTTTAAGGCTGGAGCGCAGTGAACGCTTAAGGCTGGTGCGTAGGTTGGCAGCCATCAGCCTGCGCCAATTACTGTGGCAACAGATGGGCTACCGCCAGTGATGGTGACCAACCGCAACCGTGCATAGTTGACGGGGCAACCGCTTAGGCAGTAGCCAGTCGTGCCATTTGCAAGGATTGTGGTGTCAGCATTGTTTTGATCAAGATTGAAATAATCAACGCCATCAAGGCTGCCTTCAAATCTGATTACAACGCTGGTGCCGATGGTGGCAACTGTGACCTGATAGGTAATTGCTTGCGCGCCGTAGCTCAACCCGTTTTCAGTTACGCCAGCCGCAGTCAACGTGTCAAGCGTGACGTATTGCTTTGACTGAAGCCTCTCGTCTGCGGATGGCATGGTGTTAAGCGCTTTGGAATTAGTCTAGCCTTTGCCCTGACCACGGCGCTTTTTGCGGCCATGGTTAGGACGTGAGCGTTTGCCTTGGCCTTGGTTGGTCAGCTTTGGAGCACCCGGCTGGTGGGTGATGTGTGACGCACCAGCCTTTGCGCGTACTGTCATGGTTAGTCAGCCCAAGCAGCAGTAGCAACGGCAACCACTTTAGGGTCTTCGTTGGTCAGGTCATCGCCAGGGCTAAGGGCGTGACGGTGATACGAGGTGGACAACACTTCGCCATCCTCTAGGACGCGGGTGGCTTGGCGGACCTGGATGGAACCAGATTCCAGGACTTCGATTTTGTCGATGACAACTTCTTTGATGAGAGCCATTTTAGGAACTACGAGGTCTAGGCGATACCAGCATCAGTGAGACGCTGTTCCAACACCTCGATCCGCTCCATTGCTTCCTGAAGCGCCCTGACTGCCTTCATGTAGAGCACGGAGTATTTGACGCTTTTGGTAACGGTGCCAAGATCGGCTCCCGTCTCGTCTAAATCAGTTGACTCTTCAACAAGTCCAGGACACACCTGTTCAACTTGCTGAGCCACCAGACCTATCTGCTTGTTATTATCACCAATAAAGTTAAAGTTCTTGACTTGTAACGTTTTTAGATCGTCCCATTGCGAACTGGACTCAACGATGTTTTCCTTTAGCTTTAGGTCTGAGATGCCGGCGTAGCTGTTGTTAGTGTTTTGAACATTGCCACTGGAAAAGACTAGGAAGCGGGTAGTCGCGTTGCCGATGCAATCAATGAATCGGTTTCCGGCGCCATTTACGTCTGTTCCATAGCGGATCTGGACGCCTACTGGTGAAGAGTTTGTGTTGTCAATCTTAAAGCTAACTTGCTGCTCGGAACCATTCGCTACGACAAGTTTGGCGTCAGTGCTTGAAGACGTGCCAACTAAAAGCCTGCCGGAGCTGTCGATGCGCATGGCCTCCGCGCCACCTTCAGCAAATGCCAGCGTGTCTGCTGTTGGGTTGAATAGCCCAGTATTTGGGTCAGCGTCAAAGCTGAAGCTTGGTGCTGCTGCCGAGCCTGCCGGTGCGCTGGCCAGCAGTTCGGCGTAGGTGATCTTCTTGTTCTTATCGGCTGCCGCTGCTTCGCTGATGTCAACAATGGGCAGCAGGTCACCAGTGGCTGGTGCTGTCAGCGACGTCAGGTCTGAAATCTTGCGGTTAGCCATGGTGTAATCTCTTTGGGATTAGTTTAGCCCCAACAGCTCGCGTAGCTCGGCTACGGTCAAGCCAGCGGCGGCAAGCTTTTCGGCGGGGGTGAGCACAGGCGAAACAGGGGGCACAGGGGCAGGCTCGGGGGTGTTGCCAGCCTCTACCCATTCCAAGTATTCGCGGTAGTCGCAGTTTCCAGGGTCATTGGGAATAACCGCGCCATCTGAGAGGCGGATGATGCTGGTGCTGGTGGTGAGTTGATACATGAGGATTACAGTTCGGAGGAGAACGAAGTCCAAGTTATAGATGCAGCAAAGTCACCACCTCCGCTGGAAGTTAACTGTGCCGATGCCCCAATTACGCCAAGCGCAGAAATAGCTCCTGCTACTGCGTTTGTGCCTGCACTCCATCCTCCTGCAATTGTTGGAGCAGCTCTCATTTGCGTTGGAAAATATATTTGAGTATAAGTGTTTGAACTCGAACCCCCGCCATAACTTTGCTCAATGTAAGTTGCATTTGGTTGATAGAAATACCTCTGACACAACGCCAGCTCGGTCCCAATCGGCCGCTGCTCAAATGGTGTGGCGACACTGCCGAGTTCTAATTGGACTTGGGTGAATGTACCGCTACTAAATTTCACCGTAGCGTCAGTGCCACCTGTCAACGTGACATTGCCGCCCTTGGCTACAGCAGTGCCGCCAACTGTTGCCGTAGCAGTGCCAGTCCAGTTCAGGGTGTAAGTGCCGCTAACTATGCTCAGCCCTTCAACCACTTGCTCGCAACCACCTGCTGGTGCTGTAACAGTGCGGACGTTGGCGCTGTCAGTGAAGCTAATGTTCTGGCCGGATGTAACAACGCGCCAGCGATCTAATGTGTACTGGTTAGCTCCGCTGGTAGCAGTGCCGGAAACATAGCCCCGTTGGTTGATAGTGGGGTTGCCGTTGATGATGACGTTGCGGAAGCCAGCCAGTGGGCCGCCGTTGAGGTTGGCGACCTGCACCTGATCTAGGCCGGCATCAATCTTGAATAAGTTTGCGTTGGTGTCACCTTCAACGCGGAAGTCAACATCTACGCCGCCATCGTTAAACACCACCTCGGTGTTGCCAAACTCGACGCGCTCAACTCCGTTAGTAGCAATGCCAAACTGATCCGCGCCAGCACGAAAGATACCGGTATTGGTGTCGCCGTCAAATGCAATAGCAGGTAGGGCAGCAGTGCCCGCATCATCTGCAAGCACCGCACCGGTTAGGGTGCCACCTGCAGCAAGCAGCAGGCCGAGGTTGGCGTCAGCCAGCGTGCCGACGGTGATCCAGGCGCTGTTGGCGGCGTTGCGGATCTTCAGCAGGCCGGTGGTTGTATCTGCCCACCACTGATAGGCATAGGTGGTGCTGGGTTGCGTTGCCCCGCTGTTCTGGCTGACAATGGCAGCTAGGCCGTTGTTCAGGTCACCACGGAAGGCAGCGCCTGACTGGTTGGAAATGATGTAGTCGTGCTGTGCCACTGCTTAAATCTCCTTGCCGTAGCCAACGGCAGTGTAGCTGAACTGTCTGCTCACAGAAGTGCCGGCGCTGTTCCTAAATTCTACTGTAAAGCCAAGGCGTGTCACTGCGGTGATCAAGAAGAAGTCACCAGTGGCCATATCGTTAGCCGTAATGCCGATGTTGGGTGCCTGGTAGAAGGCATTGGCAAAGGTGGCGGCGTAGGTGCTGGCGCCGCTAGTAAGCACTGCTGATTGCTCAGTGTATAGCTGTAGCTCCATCTCCACGCCAAGCTCGTCGATCAGGATGTTTATTGAAGGATCGCTTGATGTGGCAATGGTTTTGAACTGGAAGCCCCTGCCGCGCACGATGGCATTTGCAAACTGGTTCCAGTCGCCGTAGACAGGAGTGCCGGCGGGGTCGTCATTGGTAGTGCGCACATACATCTCTGCGTTTACCCTGTCAAGATTGTCCTCATCAATTTCCGGCCAATCGTCGATTAGCAGTGTGTTGTCGTCAAATGACTGGCCAGGCAGAAGCGGCCGTGCCACAAAACGCCGCCTGATATTTACGTCAAAGACACTGCCCATATCCCATGAGCTACCAAACTCATACTCACCGGCAGGATTGACGCCGCCGATAACGTCAATAGACGGAAGCGCGTCAAAGTCACCGTCTGTAGCCATGTCATCTATGAGCTGGCCAGAATCAATAACAATTCCGTCTAGCTCAAGGTCGTAATACATCCCCGTGACGTTGCCGCTAAACGGCGGCGC